TCAATGATCGGTCGGTCTGACCAAAACGGACCGCAGGGCGGCGGTGTCAACAAAGAGGTCGCTTTCACTTTGAATGCCACTGACCATCATGCAGTGTATGCTGCTTCTACGGGAAATTTCAGCAGTGCATTTTGGGAAACGACCCCTACACTGCTGGCACGGGACCACAAAGACCCCAGTATCGTTTCCAGTGGTTATGCAGTTCGCAGACTGACACCGCAGGAATGTGCAAGACTGCAGGGATTTCCGGATCAATGGTGCAGTGACCTGTCATCGGAAAATCCCACAGAAGAAGAAATCGACCGATGGGCAGCTATTTTTGAAGAATACCGAAAAGCGGTAAAACCGGAGAGCCGTCCCAAAAGCCGAAAGATGGTACAGAAATGGCTGCAAGATCCATATCGTGATGCAGCAGAGTATCGCCTTTGGGGGAATGGCATCTGTCTGAATGTTGCTGTTTTTGTGCTTGCCGGAATTGTCTGGGCAGATTTGTGATCTGTTACAAATGACCGCCGAAACATTCTACACATCTCACAGTTGCTATCTGTGGGAAACAGAGTTAATATGTGTCATGGCGAAAGCAAAAACGCCGAAAGAAAGGAGTTTTTCACATGACCATTACTTATCACAGTCAAAATCGAAAGGAACTGGTGAAAGCCCTCAGTGAGATTATCGGCATTCCGGCAGTATATCAATTCATGCCCACCTGTGCTTACAAAATCGGGGAATGCTACACTGTTACCAAAGCAGGTGATCTGAAAATCAGCGATCAAGCCGACCATAAGGAAACAGAACGGCTTCTTGCCGAACTGGCAAATCAGGGCTATGCTGTTCCGGACACCACAGAACCGGAATCCAAAGGCTTGACGGTGCAGATGCCAGCCGATTTCTTCACAGAGCATACACTGGGCAATCTCCGGCAAATCTGCGAAAACAAGGTTGCCCTTTTTCAGGCAGCTTTTCAAACAGATTCGCTGGACATCATTTCGTCTGATGAAAGGGTGGAATTTCCATGGTTCACGGTCGAACAGGACGGCGATGCAGATGCCTACTGCACCTTCATTTCCATGCTCTGCGAA